GGTATTTTCCATAGTGAGAATACTCAGATTGAAACGGGCAATATGTACTTCTTCTTAGTTGGAGATAACCGTATTCATAGGTATGTAGAAGTTCAAGATGTAATTAATAAAAAGGAAGATCCCTTTATTAATTGGCTCTACCGTGATACAATAGATATTCCAGATGAAAAAATGCTGGTTGTGGATTTTACCCACTACAAAACAAAGGCAAACAAAATGATGGCTCACATTATTTTGTCAGATAATAAAAAGCAGTTACACCGAGTTCTAGTGTTCCCAACACTTTATGCAAAAGCTTTGGGCAAGATGAAGGCTGGTACTGTATGTGAGCCAATAATTAAATCATCAGATGATAATACAACATTCGTAAAGGAAGTAATATAAATGAGTGAACAAGATAATAAAGTTCAAATGACGGTAGAGCAGATTCTTGCTGCAATTCTACACAAGATCGGTCCAGTAGAAGTAACTGGAGAAGAATTATTTACAGATTATTCTAATTATGCTGTAGCGGTTGACCCTGCATCAGACGGTAAGGTAACATTTACTCTTACAGACATTGGATACGCAGGAGCATTAGATGACATATCTGAATAATTTAGCACATGACTTGCATTCAACTGCAAAGAAAAAAGGCTTCTGGGACAAAGTTTATAAGCACAGCGAAAATGCCCCACTCCAAGACATTGACTTTATGTTGGCTAAACTTGCTTTAGTACACTCTGAGGTCAGTGAAGTACTTGAGGCAATGCGTAAGCAGCAGGGGGAAGAAAAGATTGTTGAAGAACTAGTTGATATCTTTATTCGACTTATGGACTTTTATGCTGGTGCTAAGGCAACTGGATGGGTTACATCTTCGTTTGATGAAATCCTAGAGAAAAAGGTGGGAATCAATAAGGAACGCCCACCAATGCATGGCAATCTAGCCTAAAAGACAGAATACAATTTTTATAGTATAATGTAGGTATATGAAAGATGCCTATGTGCTAGAGGGTATCGAAGATGAATATCTTCTAGTGATTAAAGCGCAAGACCAAGAAACTATCTTGAATATCATAGATAGGTTGAGTACCAGTCGCTCTAAATGGATGAAAGAACTGGCACAATTATTAGAAGAGAGTTTACATGACACAGGTAGCAGAAGAGATTCTGGCAAGGCTAGACCCCAAAACAAGACAAAGAGTACAACTAGCAACAACCGTAGACGTTCAAAAGCAGCAAACTCCCAGCATAGGATTAAATCTCGCACTTAAGGGTGGACTGGGATTTGGTCGTCAGATATTAGTCTGGGGAAATAAGTCAGCAGGTAAATCATCATTTTGTTTACAGATGATTGCCGATGCCCAAAAGAGTGGCAAGACATGCGCTTGGATCGATTCGGAAGCGTCCTATTCAGCAGAATGGGCGGAGTTGCTAGGTGTTGACTCAAGCAAATTAATTTATTCATCTGCAAAGTCCATCAATGATATGGTTGATGTTGCAGTACAACTTATGAATGCAGAAGTAGATATTATTGTAGTTGATTCTATTTCTGCACTTCTCCCAGCAATTTATTTTGAAAAAGACGGGAATGAGTTGAAAAATCTACAAGACACCAAGCAGATTGGTGCAGAAGCAAAGGACATGACACATGCAGTCAAAATGCTCAACTACTCAAACAAAAACACACTATTGGTTCTTATCTCTCAACAAAGAAATCAATTTGGTTCTATGCATGCAAGCCACATTCCCACAGGAGGAATGGCGGTCAAGTTTTTCAGTAGTACCATTATCAAGTTATGGGCTTCGGAAGCCGAAGCTAATGCTATTAAATCTGGTATTGAAGTTGGCGACAAGATTATTGAACAAAAGGTGGGACGACCAGTCAATTGGATTATTGATTACAACAAGCTCGGACCGCCCAATTTATCTGGACAGTACGATTTCTATTATCAAGGAGACCATGTAGGTGTAGATTCTATTGGAGAAATCCTAGACGTAGCTGAAATGATGGGCATTGTTCAGCGTGGTGGCTCATGGTACACTATCGAGGGAGAGCGATTCCAGGGGCGTAGCAAGTCCGTAGAATATCTTCGTGGATTCCCCGATGTTGTAGATGCCCTAAAGGAGAAAATTTATGACAGGCTTTAATAATTTTAGTTCTTTCTTTTCCGAAGATGACTCTTCAAATGAAGATATGTCAGAAATGGAAGAACTTGAGGGAGACTATGGTTGCCAAGTTTGTGAAAAGAATACTAAGTATGCGTATTTTAATCACAACAAAATGGAAATCGTTTGGTTCTGCTCCGAAAAGCATCGCTCAAGTATTGCGCTGGGCTAATGTCTGAAAGAGGAGAAGCAAAACGTGATGGGGCAAAGCTCCAAAAGAATTCGGGGCGAGGCAAAATCCAGAAGGGTGATGCCAAGTGGAAAAACTATGTTGTCGACTACAAGGAATACGCAAAGTCCATTTCTATAAATAAAGAGATGTGGGCAAAGATTTGCACCGACACATTTAAAGTAAGTCGTGAAATGCACCCATTACTTAAACTGGTTTTGGGTGACTCAGGAAAGATCCGCTTGGCGGTAATTGAATGGGACAGATTAGAAGAATTAGAACAATGCTGGGAGGAATGTCATAATGCTAATTGAAATTGTAATTATGGTCGGAGTTTGGATTAACTGTGCGGTTAACCTTTTAAAGTATCTGGAGGACAAGAATGACAAGTAATATTTTTGAAACCGTAAGTGAGGTTACAGAATTTAATGATATTAAAGAATTTATGAATGACCCAGAATTGGACGAAGCTCTAGATTTAATTATTAAATTAATTATGAAGCCAGATGTTCCAGCAGGAAAATCACCAGAATTAATTGTAAGGCTTCAAGCACTTAGTGCAAAGTTTCAGATGCTGTCTAGATATTACACAACATTTGAAAAGGGCGGGGAGTCATCAAAAAAGAAAAATGTTTATTACACCGTATCTGAAGCTTTAGATAAATTAGTGGATAGTGTAAAATACCTAGCGAGATATGGATTATAATGGCAAGAAATATTATTGGAAACTTAAAGTTTAAGAAGATGCAAGAGGGCGGGTTTGACCCGCAGGTATTTGCTCAGGAAGTTGAACAGGCATACCTTGTAGACAATAGGGCAGGATTCACTCAAAAGAAAACATTTGCTCCATCTACTATTGGTTATGGTCATGGTAATTGTGCTCGCTACTGGTACATGGCTTTTGAGGGCACAGAGTTTGCAGATGATGCCGATGCTCAAGCTAAAGCAAATATGCTTAATGGAACATATGTGCATGATCGATTACAAACTATTATGCAAAAGATTCCCAACAATCGTATCAAGGAAATTGAACGAGAGATGGTTAATGTAGATCCACCTATTCGTGGTTTCTCTGACCTAATTGTTGACTGGGAGGGCAAAGAAGTTATTGGTGAAATCAAGTCTGCTAAGGATGAAGTATATTCAATTAGACAGGCAAAGATGGAAGGTTCTGGAAACCATCAACTCCAACTTCTAATCTATATGGACATTGCCAAGGTAGATCAAGGATTTTTCTTTTATGAAAACAAAAATGACAATAGCTTTTTGGTTATTCCAATTAACATGACTCCTGCAAATCAAAGACTAGTTGATGATACATATGCTTGGTTGCGTGAAGTTTATGGGGCATATAAAGATGGAGAAATCCCAACTCGTGGATTTACTAAGTCACAATCAGCCTGTAAGTATTGCCCAATTAAAAAGGCTTGTTGGGCTAAGGATGCTCCAGAAGGTAATGTAATTATTGAATCAATGGTGCCACCAAAATGATATGCGACAATGAAAGCTGTGTAAATAAATTTGAGCCTAAGACACATAATCAAAAGTACTGCTGCGATGAATGTTGTCGTGAAGCTACTAATGCAAAAATTAAACAAAAGTACTACGATAAAAAAGCAAGGTTGGCGGGCAAAGAAAGAATTTGTACTAATAGGGGTTGCAACACCAAACTTAGCAGATACAATGCTGAGTCAACTTGTGAGGGATGTGCTGCAAATAGCAAAGCCCAAGAAAGAAAAGCAATATTGGAGATGATTAGAAATGTCTCTGGCTAAACTTAAAAGAACGTCTTACAAAGTTCTTGGTGTAGACGCAAGCACTAACACTATTGCTTTTTGCCTTATGGACGGGGACAAACCTGTTCAATGGGGAGAAATCAGCTTTACAGGAAGCAATATATATGATAGAATATTAGATGCGAAGAGAAAAGTTCATGCATATGTAGCCGAACTAGACTATGACTTTATAGCACTTGAGGCTGCGGTTATGGTAAGATCAGCACAGACTGGTCTAAAGATGGCTTATGTGTTTGGGGCAATTCTTGGAGAACTTGTTCACGATGGGGTGACTGTAAAAGAGGTACACCCTATCACTTGGCAGTCTTACATTGGAAATAAGAATTTTACAACAGCAGAAAAGAAGGCGATCAGAGATGAGTTCCCAGGGAAATCAGACAATTGGTATAAAGGAAAAATCCGAGAAAGACGAAAAGAAAAAACAATTGAGTTTGTTCGAAATCTTGGAATCAATACCACCAACGATAATGTGGCAGATGCTGTGGGCATTGCATACTATGCGATAAAAGAGTTAGTATAATGAAAAAACTTTACGAATCTAAAGATTGGTTGTATAGTCGATATGTAGTTCAGCGTAAAAATATTGTTGATATAGCAAAAGAAGCTGGATGTAGCCATATGACTATTCAAAGATACTTAGAAAAGTTTGGGCTAATTAAAAGAAGAGGAAACTAAATGTTATTTAGTAGTGTAGACAAGTTAGTACAAACTTCTCCGAAAATTGGAATACCCATTGTAATACCAACATTTAATAATTTATCTTACTTAACTAAAATGATTATACAGTTGGATAATCACAATCTTGAAAATCTAATTATTTTAGACAATTGGTCCACAGCACCAGGAATGTCTGAAGCGTTAGATGCTTACAGTGAAGTTTATACTGTGGTTAAAAAGTTTACTAATGATGGTCCAAGAGAATACTATCAAAACGAAAAGTTATTTAATTGGCTACCACAGAAATTTATTTTAACTGATCCAGATATTGGTTTTAACAAAAATTTACCAGACAACTTTGTTCAAATTCTTATTAACACATCAGAAGAACACAATTTATATAAAGTTGGTTTTGCACTAGATATAGATATGCCACATTTAAATGGCGACTCAAACATTAATTCAATTAAATTTAATCCAGTATTAAGTATGTATCAATGGGAAAGTCAATTTTGGCAAAACAAAATTGGGGAAACCGAAAGTGGCGATCCAGTTTATCAAGCAGCAATTGACACTACGTTTTGTTTAGTTAATAAAAATTATTTTACCCCCTATCACGAACCAATGATGATTACCGATAGATGTGCTAGAGTTGGTGGCAATTTTACTGCTCAACATTATGGATGGTATAATAATCCGCCAGCTTCAAAAGCAGAATTAGATTATTATTTATCTAGAATTACAAACAAGTGGTCATTTACCAGTAATGCGATAAAGAATGCAAAGTAATATTACCGCCTTAATTAGGACAATTGACAGACCGACCCTGATTCATGCTATTGAATCTGCAAAAAGAGAGTTTGGTCATGTAGTTGTTGTTGCTGACAGGGTAGACTTAAATGTCACAAACTTACCTGATGAAGTTATTTATTTAAGGAATGATAATGTTATTGATTCGTATGGCGGTGCTGCAATTAATTTAGGTGCACAATCATGCGTTACAGACTACACCTGCCTACTTGACGATGATGATGAATATGATTTTGGGGCGGGAGAATTTATGAATAATAGAATTTCTGAAAGACCAGATATTGATATTTGGATTCCAGGATTAAGATATAATGATGGACCAACTGTTTGCATGACTGCAGGTTTACAGCCAGGAAATGTAGCAGTTCCAACATATAAAACACTAGCATTGAGAGAAAATACTTTTACGCACGAAACATCTCCAGATCCACAATACACAGATTATCATCATGTTGCAAAAATGGTTATGGCGGGTTATCAAGTTGGATGGTACGAAAAAGATGTTTATTTAGTTAGACCAAAGCTTCCAGGTCGTCATGGCGTGGGACAAAAATAATTATTGAAATAATACTATAAATATGGTATTATTTATATCTAAAGAAAAGGATAAGAATGACAAAAAGAGTATTGCTAACAGGAGCTTCAGGTTTTGTAGGTAGCCATGTACTAAGACATATTTTGGTTAACACAGATTGGACTGTAGTTTGCCCAACAACATTTACCCACAAGGGTCTCACAGATAGAATTAGGGTAGCCTGTGATGATATTGAAAATGCCTATAAGCGAGTTAAAGTAATTCGCTGCGACTTTACTGCACCAATTTCTGCAGTAACTGCACACGAGTTTGGCAAGATTGACTATGTAATTAACGTAGCTTCCGAGAGCCATGTAGATCGCAGTATTGAATACCCTGCACCATTTATTATTAACAATGTATCTCTAATTTGTCATTTACTTGATTGGGCTAGAATTGCACAGCCTGAAAAGTTTTTGCAGGTATCAACAGATGAAGTTTATGGTCCAGCACCAGCAGGTTATGCTCATCGTGAATGGGTAGACCAGCACTTCCCGAGCAATCCATATTCTGCATCAAAGGCTGCCCAAGAGGATATTGCATTCTCATACTGGCGTACATACGGAATTCCATTGGCTATTACCAACACAATGAATATTATTGGTGAAACCCAAGATCCAGAAAAGTTTATGCCAATGACTATCAAGCGTGTACTTAGCGGTGAGCCAATGAAAATTCACGCATCTCCAACAGGAGAAATTGGAAGCCGTTTTTACCTACACGCTCGTAATCAGGCAGACGGATTGCTTCATGTTCTTAATCAGGACTTTCCCCTTTATGGAGAAGCAGATATGCCACAGCGTTTCCATATTGTCGGTGAGCGTGAGGTAGATAACCTTGAGATGGCAACGATGATTGCTGATGCAGTAGGAAAGCCATTGAATTATGAACTGGAAGATTTTCATTCATCTCGCCCAGGACACGATTTGCGATACGCACTTGACGGAACAAAAATTTCTGAAACTGGTTGGTCGTTACCAATTCCGCTGGAAGAGTCAATTAAGCGAACAGTAGAGTGGACACTTGCACATCCAGAATGGTTGAATCTCTAATGGCATTATCGTTAATCGTACCAGTATTAAATAATTTTAAAGTTTTTACCGAGATGGTGACAAGCGTAGATTATCCAGTTCAACCAATTGTTTTGGATAACTGGAATCACAACCGTGGCGTGGCTGCATCATGGAACGAAGGTATGCGTAGATCCCTAGAGCTAGGAAATCAATATGCAATCATTACTAATGATGATGTACGTTTTTCACCTAATGCAATCAAAGAGATGTACGACACAATTAAGTATAAAACAAATGCTGTCCTAGTTTCCCCTAATCAAAATCCATTTGACGGTAGTCCAGAGATGCATGAGGGTGGAGCAGACTTTTATTGCTTCATGGTAGACATTCCCAAACTTATTGAAAAGGCTGGCTGGTTTGACGAAAACATTTTCCCAGCATACTTTGAAGATAATGATATGCATCGTAGATTAATTCTTGCTAACGCAAAGACATATCTATTGCCACATATTCATGTTGCTCATGTTGGTTCTGCTACTCAAAATTTTGAGCCAGGAAATCCAGTAGTACCCCCACATGTGTTTGAACAAAACCGCAGATACTTTATTGAAAAGTGGGGCGGGCAACCAGGAAATGAACAATTCCATCATCCATTCAATAACCCTGAACATGATGTGAAGTATTGGGAAAAGAGAGATGCCTAAATTTTCTATCATAGCCGTTGACTATGAGAACCATGTTCCAAGAGATGGAATGGCTAATGGTTTAAGATCCTTAGCTAATCAAACATTTAAAGATTTTGAATTAATTATTTGCCACGATGGTCCAAAAGAAAATGCATATGAATACGATGCAATACTTAATGAATTAGGGTTAACGGCTGTAATTACAAATACCCCAGAAAGAATGAATAATTGGGGACATTCATCTAGAGATCATGCAATGAAGATTGCTAATGGAGATTACTTTATCCAGTTCAATATTGATAATATTTTTTACAACAATGCTCTAGAAAGAATTTCAACAAAGCTTGACGAAGTGGCAGAAGATATTGTAATATTTCAAGTAAGGCATTTTAAGGCTGCTGGGGGTGCAGTATTTAGAGGGGTTCCCCCAAAACTATGCTACATTGATTGTATGCAATTAGTTGCAAGTAAAGAAATATGGAAAGAAATAGGATACTGGCATAACCTAGATGGTATGTCCGATGGAATAATTTATGAGGATATGTGTAACCGCTATCCTTGGGCAGAATTGCCAGAATGTTTAGGAGACAATTTTTAATGACAACAAAAAAAGATATGGAAAATTTATATAACTCTGCACAAACTGCACCAGCAGGAGATTTAATTCTAGATGCTGCAGTAGAAGTTATTGACCTGCTAATTAGAAAAAATATTTCTTATGGCAATTCAGCTCTATACCCAAATGGCATTTTTGCTAAGGGGGATGCAGTCGATCAATTGTCTGCTAGACTAGATGACAAACTAAATAGAGTAAAAAATAACGAGTCCTTTGAGGGCGAGGGTATGCTAGATGCAATTGATGATATTATTGGATACCTTGTTTTATTAAAAATTGCACTACAAAATAAACAAAAATAGTGTATAATAGAAACAAAGAAGGATATTAAATGCCAAATTATGATTACAAATGCTTGACCTGTGAGGAAAAGTTTGCTAGAATAGTCTCCATTGATGAGAGAGACTCACAATTGTGCGAAAAATGTGATGGGGAAACAGAAAGACTTCTCACATTTGATGGCATGGTATGGGCACCAACAGCAGGAGGTTGGAGATAAATGGCTGCAAAAAAGCAGAACACGGCAGAGGTTAAACTTAATCCAAATTGGGTAGTTACAGAAGAGTATTCTTTGGGTAAAGACCTATTGACTCCAGGAGATATGGTTAAGGTAAAATTTATTCGTGGACAATATAAGTTTATTAGACATATTTATAATACCAACACTAAAACTGAATGGTTTGATGTTGTTGGTTCAGATGGATATAGGTCATTCCGCATTGAAGAAGTAAAGAAAATTAAACCTAAGAAGTTTAGGAAGAAGCGTAATGTCAACTGATATTGAAGTTGCCGATCACTTCGACCAAATGAATCAAGTTGTTGAAGAGATGCTTAAGGGCAACAATCCAACACAAATTGCACGACAACTTAGTATTAAAAGAACTGAAGTGCTAGACCACCTGGAAACTTGGAAGGGTCTTGTAAAAGGCGACAGCAGTATTCGTGAAAGGGCTAAAGAAGCCCTAGCAGCAACCGATCAACACTTCGCTATGATTATTCAGCGAGCTTGGGAAACAGTCGAGCAAGCAGACGCAAATGATCAATTAAATATTAAAGCACAGTCACTCAAACTTATCGCTGATGTTGAAACAAAGCGTATTGATATGTTACAAAAAGCGGGACTCTTAGAAACCAATGAACTTGGAGACCAGTTAATTGAAACAGAACGTAAACAAGAAATTCTTGTGTCTATCCTAAGAGATGTTACATCAAGTTGCGACAACTGTAAATTTGAGGTAGCCCGAAGACTAACTGAGGCTACTGGTAGAGTAGAAGCAGTAAACATAGATGTCTGATTTTGGTGATTTTCTTTCCGTACTGGAAGAAGATGAATTTGAAGAAAGACCCGTATCAATTGAAGAGTTTGTAACTTCAAAAGATTTTCTTGGTCTTCCACCACTTTCAGATTACCAATATACAATGATTAAAGCCTCTACGCAGGTATATAAAAAAGACACCCTGATTAAACTTTATGGTGAAGAAGAAGGCAAAAAAAGATCCAAGCAGACTTGTGGAGAAGTTATTTTCCAGTTAGGTAAAGGTTCTGGCAAGGATTACGTCTCTACAATATCTTGTGCCTATGTTGTTTATTTACTTTTGTGTCTAAAAGATCCAGCAAGGTATTATGGAAAGCCACCTGGCGATGCTATTGATATTATTAATATTGCTATTAACGCTGAACAGGCAAAGCGAGTTTTCTTCAAGGGCTTTTTGATGCGTCTAGAACGCTCCCCTTGGTTTGCAGGTAAGTATGATGATAAGGTAGCTTCTGTAGCATTCCCTAAATCTATTACTGTTCACTCTGGTCACTCTCAAAGAGAGTCTTGGGAGGGCTACAATGTTATCATGGTCATCCTTGATGAGATCTCTGGTTTTGAGCTTGAGTCCACTTCAGGGCATGCTGGTGCAAAGACCGCAGACGCTATCTACAAAATGTATCGTGCTTCGGTGGCATCTAGGTTCCCCGATGTTGGTAAATTAATTCTATTATCATTCCCTAGATTTAAGAATGATTATATCCAACAGAGATATAACGAGGCGGTGGCAGAAAAAGAAATTGTTATCCGTAAACATACCTTTAAACTAGATGAAGATCTACCAGATGATGCAGAGGGAAATACATTTGATGTTGAGTGGGAAGAAGATCATATCATATCCTATAAAGTTCCAAAAGTTTTTGCTCTTAAAAGACCAACTTGGGATATCAACCCTACTAGAAAAATTACAGACTTTGCTATTGATTTTTATTCAGACCCAGTAGACTCGCTATCTCGTTTTGCTTGTATGCCACCAGAATCTATTGACGCATTCTTTAAGTCCCGTGAAAAGATTGAAGCAGCTTTTGTTCAAAAGAACGGTGTAGACGAGCGTGGTGCATTTGAAAATCATTTCCAGCCAGATGAAGAAAAAACTTATTTTGTTCACGTTGACCTTGCTCAAAAGCATGACCATTGTGCTGTTGCACTAGCCCACGTTGAGCATTGGGTAACTATGAAAATTGCGGGACAGATGAAGGATGCTGCACCAAAGGTTGTAGTAGATGCAGTAAGGTGGTGGACACCAACATCTGATAAGTCTGTGGATTTTGTCGAGGTAAGAGATTACATTCTATCTCTTCGTTCTCGTGGATTTAACATTAAACTTGTAACATTTGACCGATGGAACTCGCACGACATGATGCAACAAATGAATGCATATGGCATGAAGTCAGAAATTCTTTCTGTTGCCAAGAAGCATTATGACGATATGCAACTGGTTGTAACGGAAGAAAGATTGGTTGGTCCTAAGATTACATTACTTATTGACGAATTGCTACAACTTAGAATTATGAAGAATGACAAGGTAGATCACCCTAGGAAAGGTTCTAAGGATCTATCCGATGCTGTGTGTGGTGCCATTTACAATGCAGTTGCTCACACATCCAGAAATTTGAATCAAGAGGTTCAGATATATGACTATGCTAATTATCGCAGTGAAGAGGAAGAGATGGAAAGTGAGAGAGAGAAATACGATCCTTATGTAATCCGTCCACCAAGAGCAGAACATATGCCAAATGATATTAGGGCATTTTTAGAAATGGATCTGCCAGATGACGGTGAGCAAAGGTTTGTTGACAACTTTACTATACTTTAGTACAATTGAATTGGTTGCAAGCACTTTCTTAGGATGGTGTAGTTACTTATGGTAAGAGTCCCAGTTGGGGCACAGATAGTCCAGACATTCATATGTGCTGTGGAAATTTCTGCTCGTGCTTGCAACCCCTTATTATGATATAATTGATTGGGCGAAAGCTTAAATAAAATAGAAGGAGTGATGCAAATGGCATTACCAATTAAGGGTGGCAAAATTGGCACACCATACGGAAAAAAGGGAGACGCTTGGTCTCATGGAATTCACAAGGGAGTAGATATTCCTTGCAAGGCGGGTACAGATGTACTTGCAGCAGTAGGCGGAAAAGTTGTAGGAATCGGAACTTGGGGAGCAGCTTTTGGCAAGTCCTCAGTTATCGTTGAATCATCAATTGGTGGAAAGAAGTATTGGGCTATTTATGCTCATTTAATGAAGGCTCTTGTTAAGGTTGGAGACAAGGTTGAAAAGGGTCAGCACATTGGTGAGTCAGGTGGTCGTGCAGGACACCCAGAAGACGGAAACGTATTTGGAGAGCACCTACACTTTGAAGTTCAAAAGACTGCAAACTGGGCTTGGGATGGTCACGTTGACCCCAAAGTTCTTTTTGACGCATAAAGTTAAAGCAAGGAGATAATATGCAATTTGGTCATGGGTCTAAGACCCCATTCTATATTGAATACAATGTGCCAGATGCACAGGGTCTCTATGCGGTATGCAAAGAAAACAATGCTCAAGTAGTTGGCTCTTATTCTACAAAAGAAGAAGCAGAGTCAGCACTTGAAGCACTTGTTGTTCAAGCTAAAGATTATGAAGTAAAAGGCGTAGAAGAAGAAAAAAATTATGGATCTTCATTTTGGGATGGAGCATTTGCACCAATGTATGGAGACGGGACGGTGAAAAGATAATGGATAATAACCAACAGGATGGTACACCAGCAGTACCATCACCAAGTATTAATTTATCAACACAAGATGGAATTGGATCTTTGATGGAATGGACAGGTTCCCTTGCACCAGTATTTGGTTCTCAAGATCAAGATGCAAGAACAATTTCAACTTACAATACCCCACCACAAAAAGATGGAACTCCAACTGCTGGATATGGAAATCAAACAGGTTACGGCTTTAGTAATCAGTAACTAATTTGTGATATAATTGTCCTGTCGGATACTTCTGACTAGGACAAAAGGATGAAACAAAAGAAACTTTTAAACATTATTAGCATACTACCTATGCTTTTAGTGTCTTTTCTTTTTATAGCCACCCCAGCTTTTGCCGAAAATAACCAAATGGTTTTTGAAAGTGCAGGGGAAAATGGCACTATAATTTTAACTGCCCCAAGTAATGCAGTATTTGATTATGTTGAATTTGCTAGTTATGGCACACCAGAGGGTTTACAAAAGTCTTGGTGTCATTCAGAAAATTCCCAAACAATTGTTGAGGATTATGTTTTAGGGAAAAGCAACGTAGAAATACCTGCAACAAATTGGTTGTTTGGTGATCCTTGTGGCGGGACCTATAAAAGATTAAATGTATATGTTCACTATTCATATGTACAAGAGCCAGCATATTTAAATGAACCAACTAATTTATCTTACATAATTGATAATGATAACCTAATTTTATCTTGGGATGTTCCCGAAGATAGTGGAACGCCTGTTGAAAGATATGCTATATCTTGGTCAACTGGACCAGAAAATGGTTGGGGAATAGCTTCAATAACTAATTTAATTTCTATACCCTTAAATGTAATTAGATCTACAGATGGCTCAAACAAAGAGTATGAATTTGCTGTAAGGTCTGATAACGATACAGATGGTATTTACTCTACAGAATCAGAACCCATCAATGTATTTATTTCAGATTTTATAGAGCCTAGTCCCAGCCCGACACAAACCAGCTCGCCAGAACCCACACCAAGCCAAACGCTAACAATTGAACCAACACCATCAGGGACACCAGAAGAAACGCCGTCCCCAAACCCTTCAGTAATTTCTTCAACACCTACCCCAATTCCTTCAAAGACTGAAGAACCGATTGTAATTCCAACCGTAATTCCTCAGCCATCTGTTTCGCCTCCAGAAGTAAAACCAACTCCATCGGAATTTCCGACTTCATCTGATTCTCCTGCACCATCCAATAGCGCAACTCCTGAAAATAATCCATCTATAAATGATACCACAGATGTAAAGGTTCAGTCAATACTAGATAATTTAGTTCCTGGAGAAGCGGTAACAACAGAGAGCCTTGAAGCTTTAGGACTTACATATGCAGATCTTCCACCAGAAACTCCCGTTAGTTTGCCAAATGGTGTTATTTTGACTGCCAAAGTTGCAGACGCAATTCAAATTTTCAATAGCCCATCAGCAGTGGTATCTGCAATATTTACAGATCCAGGAAAAGCCTTGACCGCTATTGCAAACATTGGTGCCGATATGACACCAAAGGTTAGAAAACAATCTCAAAAAGTTGTTGTTGCATCAGTTATTGCTGCACAAATTTTATCAACAACTAGCGTAGTAGGGAGGGTGATTAAATAAATGAAATGGATAGTAGATAAATTCCGTGAACTATTAAATCAAACATTTACTCTTTTGGGTATGTTTATTGCATGGGTAGTTCTTGAGGGAAGTGCGAAGACCGTTGTAGGTTTTGCCATTGTGTGGTCGTTAGTAATTTGGCTTCTTTCAATGGGATTAAGAGAAAATGATAAGGAGGAAAAAGAATGATTGATATAATCAGAAGAATTTTTGCAGTATTTGTTGCTACAGCCTTATCCGTTATCGGTGCTGGTGCAATTGTTGGTGTTAATTTCTGGCTTTCTGCTGCTATGGCGGGAATCGGTGGCGTAGCCACAGTTCTAGAAAGACTAGCAAGAGCATATGTAGAAGATGGAAAACTGACCAAAGATGAAATTAATGCTGCATTTAATAATGTAGATACAGAAGCAGCAAATCCAGATTCACCAAAGGCAAAAAAATGAAACTTATAAAGCATTTTAGAGCATACTTTCACAACAACCCTATGATTGCCTATGGATGGCTTACAGTATTGACTACATACATAGTTAAAAAGTTTCCAGATATACCTAATGATTTGGTTTTATTAACTTTAATGACATTATTTGGATTAAGTGTAAAAGTACAAAAAATTGAAAATGAAAAAACAAAAGAGGCACTTTACAAACAATCGCCTAAATGATATAATTGTCAAGGCAGGGAGCTGATTCTCACGACCAGTTCCCTGCTTTTATTATAAGGAGAATAATGGGAAAGCACCACGATAAAGTAAAAGAAGCATTAGAAATTAGAATTAAGCATACACCAAACAAGTCTGGTTTTAATACGCCAGGGTCCATGAATAAGAAAAAGACGGGCTATAAGAAGCGTTCTGGTGGAAGATAAGGTATAATATACATATGGAAGATTTATTAGACAAATTAAAAGAACTTCAAGCCAATGTATTTCAGATGTATGCTCAGTCACATGGCTATCACTGGAATGTTGAAGGCATGGTCTTCAAAGAACTTCACGCCTTTTTCTTAGAAATCTATGAAGATGTGTTTGATTCAATTGACACCTTTGCAGAAACTATTCGTAAGCTAGATGCCTATGCACCATTTGGTGCCGTACAAATGGCACAGTATGCCACAGTCACCATTAATGACAGCCTTTCACTTTCACCTAAAGAAATGATTTCAGAGTTAATTCAAACCAATGATGCTGTAATTAAAACGCTAAAAGAGACATTTCAGTGTGCCGAAGTAAAATATAACGAGCAGGGAATTTGTAACACCCTTGCCGACAGAATTGATAAGCATCAGTTTTGGGGTTGGCAATTAAGATCTTCACTTAAGTCGGTAGTAATCTAGTGGCACACGATCAACCACAACCACCAATTAGTTTAACACAGTACATGCATGAGCCTGTAATTGTGTGTGACATTGATGACACTATTGTTATGGAGCCAGATTATGCTCCAATTTGGAATGTGATTGAGTTTCTTAAGAATCAAGCACAAACTTGTAGAATTATTCTACTTACCGCCAGATTAGAATCAGAGCGGGAATTTACAGTAAAGCAAATGAGAAACCTTGGTGTTCCATATAGCGAAATTATTATGGAAAAATTCGTAGATGTAAATCACGGTGGTAGAGCAACAAATCCTCATGGTATTTGGAAAGCAGAGCAAGTACGACAAATTATGAACAAGTATAATGTAGTTCTGTTTATTGATAATAGTAAGCCAGCAAGAAAAGCGGTACAAACTTTAAATGTCCGTACAAAGAAACCAGAAAATATTCAAAACAATATCTTGACAAAGACCGTTTGGTCTGGTACATTTATCTAGTAGATAAATACGCCCAAGTAATCCAATGGCAGAGATAAACGACTTAAAATCGTTACAGTGTCGGTTCGAATCCGACTTTGGGTACGCCCTTATAGCTCAGTGGATAGAGCAAATGGTTTCTACCCATTAGGTCGGGAGTTCGAATCTCTCTAAGGGTGCAATAATCCTTGACTCAAAATTAAATATGTAGTAAACTAGTAGTAATGCGAAATCGAATCAAAGCATTGATTCCCGCCGTTGCGCTTCTTATAAGCTTGCTTATATCGCTACCAACAGCCCAGAATCATGCAGAGGCTAAGACCAAGCACAACCCGAAGCCTAGTC